GGATTCTATCGCAGCAGCAAAAGAACTATATAAACGAAGCCCTCCTACCTGATCAACATTAATAAACCATTTTCCATCTGGATAACTATGACCACTAACAAGTTCAAGTGTAGATTTATCAGCCGTTTCTATTTCAACTTCATCTCCAGTAATTAACGAACCAGAACTATGGTCAACACTAAATCTTTTTGTTGATGTATTTACGTCATAAGGATCTAACTTCGTCTGCAAAGCAGATTGAAGCGTATCTCTTTTAAGGGCTACTTCACCCCATTGACCAAAATAAACACCCATTAATCAACCAGAGTTGTGTTGCCATAAGGAGCACCATTGGCTTCCCAACTAATATCAGCAGAAGCAACTTCTCCTACTGCACTATTCATCGAAACACCTGTAATAAAAACAGAGAATTGAATATCTCTAACATCCGTTGAGCCTGTTGTCATTCGTAGCTTTAAAACAACTTGAGTTGATGGATCGTTATCACCATCACCTGCTGAACCACCTGTCTTAATTGCAGAAGTTAACAAGGCATTTAAGTTTGAATTAGCACCAGAGCCAGGAGTTTCAACGTAATAAAACAGTCTTGCACTTCCGCTATAGCTTCTAACACCTGATTCAAGTGTTCTATCTGTATCGCCTAATGAGGTTGTTTCCAATACCGCCATTGAGCTAGAGAAAGACCATGACTGAACTTTTGCTGCTTTTACATCAGCAACATACAGTTCTCCATCTCTGCCTGAATAAAAACCCACGACCTTAAATTAAAACATTAAGTCTATTCTACGGTGAATCTAGGCAAGCAACAAAACTACAACTAACATTACATCTTCCAGGGAAGACACTTGTAACGCTTGGAGGTCCAGAATATCTCCATTTTAAGCCTTTTCTAGTCGTTCCATCTCCTCCCGTAAGATCTGTTCCAACAATTTCTTTTTCTAATAAATTACCTGAACCTACTCCGTTTATTCCTGCTGCTCCAGTATCCGTAGTGAATTTAACCCAATTCCATTCTGAATTAACATCATCATAATTATCAATAATCAAACCAGCAGCACCATCAGAGATATTTGAAAAGCCCAAAGTCAAAGTTGCATTAACTCTTCTATTTCCAAAACGTAAATGCGTTTTTGTACCGTCTAACGATTCAAAATCTGTACTTGGATACGTCCCAGGAGAAAAACTCCTAGAAGTTGGTTTTAAGCTTGGAAAATCTATTCCTGTTGCCATTAGTTAATCCTCAACCACAAATAATGGATTCCCACCAGTAATCACGTATTCTCCTCCCCAATTTTGTAGCATTTCTAATTTACCGTCACTTGTAATTTTTGCATAGGAAGCAGCAAGCTCAATCAAACCATCCTCTCCGAACGTAATACTTTCAACTTTGTAGCATTGATCAGAAGCATCAGTTTCTTTAATCGTAAATAAAGAATTTCTATATTTTGCAGGTAATGGATTAGAAAAATCTTCAGTATCTTCATTTACAACTGACTCCTTAGCATTCCACCAATAGAATGTTTTACTTCCGCTAATTGTGTCTTTACTTACAATTGTTCCATCATCAAGAATTGCACCATTATTAAATCTTTGAACATGCTGAGTTGTTGAATAAACCCTTATATAATCCCCAGGTTTTATACCGTTAATATAATGAGGAGCTGTTTTGAATGTAATAGTATGGTCTACAAACTTTCTTACTGCTAAAACATATTTTCCAAATTGTTCAGCATGTTTTTCGCTTGTACAAAAACCACTTAAATCAAATGTCTCTAATGGATCATCAACATGCGTATTATCAAAAAGACGTACTACTTTAGATTTATTTTCTGGAAACTTATTTTCTACTTCTTCTCTATATATTACATTTGCTTTAAATGTCTGCCTGTCTTCTGGTGAAAGAAAAGCAACATTTAAATCTTTAATATTTCCATCAGTAAACATTCCTTTAATGATAACTTCTTTATCATTTTTCATCTCATAAGTATTTTCATCGAAAGGAACAGCAGGATATAAACTAAATTGTCCTCCAACAATTGTGAAATCTAATAAACATTGCGTCCCTTGTTCAAATATAAATTGTCTTAAATTAACTTTATTAGAGACAACACCATCCCAGAAGAATTTATTTGCTCTACAGAATTTAGCTGCAATACCCATATTATATTTATTAACAGAGTCAGTATTAATAACCGCACCAGCTCCTATCTTTTTATCCGTTAACAAAGCGTAAACAATTTCAGGAAATAAACTTGATGCTTTATCTACTGCGGGGCTATTGATTAAATCTGGAACTTTAATTCCTTTTTTAAAGTAAGCAGAAAACTGACTAAAGTTTGTCCATTCTTTTGAACTATCAATTTGTAAACCTGCATAAGCTAAATCTTCATATGTTGCTTCAGGTCCGACTCCTGGCTCAGTTGACCCGTCTTCAGTTTTTACTATTTCGTTTACATACGTTATTTGATGTTCTGGGCCTTCTGAATGACTAGATTGATCTCCTTCATACTTCCAAAAATCAGCAGCAGCATCATAAGGATTTAATTTATGTTCAATATCTTCATCTTCATATACTCTTTCACCAGATTCAACTTCTAGTTCTAAATCAATAGCATCGGTAAGAACACTACCTCCATAACTTTGGGCTGGAATAGTTACAATATTTCCATCAGCATAATTCATTCCAACATTTGACAAACTCCATTCGGCATACCATCTAGTTTTTTCAGGAAGATTTGTCCATACTTTTAAATTAACTTTTAATCCTTGAGCACTACCTCCTCCAACAATGGTATAACCTTCACTAACTTGTTTATTTACAAGAGTAACTTCTTTATCAATAACAGGTGGAAGTACAGTTCCTATTTGTTCTCTTTTTCTAACTGAATACCAATTTGTTTCATAATGAGGTGAGCCTGTAAAAACTTGAGGGCCAGGAACAAATTTGCCTCCCATTCCACTTCCATCATTAAAAGTGTAATGAAAAGCAACTCCAATAGGACTTGAAGTAGTTTTTGTTATTGCTTGAGGCCATTCAGGACCGTTATATCCTTCGAGATTAGGGGTAACATCTCTTGCATTGATATACAAACTCCATGTGTATTGTCCCTGTTTAGGCCAATTATCCCATCTAACTATTACTGTCCCGTGAGTTGGACCTTCAAATCCTCCTGTAGAAATTTGATTACCAGCTTCGTTATAATTAACCGTTCCATAAGGAGAAGGTAAACTTACTTTTGTCCAACGCCAAGCACTTTGGTAAGTTTGAGGAAGATTAGAAGACGAAGCATCTGGATAATTACCTTTATGTGGAGTATTGTCAGAAACAGTAAGGGCCGACTGAACTATATTCCCCGACAAGCCAAGATACTGTTGACTTGGATGACCTAGGTTCCATTCTGGATTGCTTAATTTACTTTTTGATAATGGATAAGTTTTTTGTCCTGCAAATTTAACTGTAAAATTATCTGAGGGACCAGATATAAATTGCTGCAAAGAACCAGTTTTTGTAGCATTATTAGCATTTAATAGGCAAACATAAATCGGAGCATATGATTTCTTTTCCATTGCAATAACTTGCTTTATAACATCATTTCCAGACCAAGGGAAAAATCTATATTCATATTGACCTTTAGGATGATCGATTCTTAAATAGTTATATTGAAACTCAGGAGAATTTCCCCTAACGCAAAACAAACCAGAATGGTTAAGAGTATCTGTTGGACTTAAATCAACCCATCTAAATTTATCAGGAACCGATTCATCTTTTACTTTTAATTGTAATTTAAAGAAACTATATCTAGCGATGTACTTATCAACTCTTCCTAAAGTTAAGGTAGATTTATCATCATAAACATCTAAAATTTTATCTTCTTCTGGTTTACTATTGACATTAGCAAAAGACATTTTTTTATAAACTTTTGACTTAATACCTATTTCCGTAATGTCACAATTTCTATTATTAGAAATAGTTCCTAAAGTTGTTTTTTGGAGTGTATATCTTTGATGTGGTTCGTATAATTCATTATAAATTTGATCATACCAAAAATGATCATCTCTATCTAATCTTCTAGGTCTAACAGTAAAGAACCTACCATTTTGATCCCAGTTAGGATTAGTACAATGGTTGGCTAACGAATCTGAAGGACTGCCGTGATAATACCCTTCTTCTAAAACTTCAAATTCATAATATCTTGTAAAAGTGCCACTCCAAGGAAGTCCAGATTTATTAGCAACTCCTTCATATATTTTTGTACAATTAACTAAAGCAGTTCCAACCATATATTGTTCATTTTCTACAATTACCCCATCAGTTGTTTCTCTAACTGTTTTTGTCGCAGCGTTAATATCCTCAACACCATGAGGTCGCATGGTTAAATTTTCTCTGAGCTGTCTATTGCTATCGGTGTCTGGAATAGTATCTTTAGCGTCTTGTTGATACCCAATGCCATCGTATAAATTTCCATCTAAATCACCACTACCTAATAATTGATATTTAATAATTGTTCCTTTCGATAATTTTTCATCACCACTTTTTTGATTACTATTACCACCTGCAACAAACCCACACCTAAAAGGCCACGCTCCAAGTAGTTTTCTTCTCTTTTTAAAAGTTATTCGTCCTGCTGGTCTGCCTTCATTTGTATCTGTATTACTAGGAGTCCTGACTAACTCATAAGGCAATCTGTAATAGGTCATATTAGGAACTGGAGTACTTAATCCAAAAGTCGCCTGTGTTGTTGGATTTCTTGTTCCTGAAAAATAGTTTTTATCATCTACTTGAAACTGTTTAATAATATCGCTAAGTTTGCCTCCAGCTCTTAGAAAAGGAATATTTCCGCCTGGTGGACCATCAGGTGTGTTTTCTGGGTAATCAAGTTTAAGAATTTTCTTAGCGTGGTAATTACTAATTAATAAATCTCCTATTGCGTATCCTTCAAAATCTGGTCTTCTTTCTATTTCACCTAAAGAAAATAATCCGAATAACTTTAATTGTTGATAACGACCCAAACTAATAAGTTGGGACCACATGAGCTGGGAGTCAACTCTTACTCCTCCGTATTTCTGTCTTGTACCATTCCCTGCATTTATAACTTCATGCTGATCAGTAAAGACGAGAGGAACTAAATCACCTAAATTTGCTAATTCTTGAACAGTATTAAAACTAAATTGAGGAGCAAAACGCTTAAGACCTGCCATGTCAGCAGTCCTTTCATTTGTCCCTTTTCGTAAATCTGGCTTAGGTGTTAAAAGGTATGCAAGAACACTTAAAGCAACACCAACAACTACTTGACCTAAAAGAGTAAGTGTTCCTGCTGTTCCAGCGACTACTGTTTTAGCGGTAACAGGTACTACTAAAGGGCCATTTACTAAGTCAGGAACTAAATTATAAGCTTCTGGCCTTTCTTTTACTTTTGCCGCTACACCTTCTAAAAATTGAAAATATTCTTCTTCTGTTAATCCAAGTGCATTGCAGAGATCGGCTTCCGTTGGAAGTAACACCCTGCGAGTGAAAGGGCTTCTAGCGGAGACCAAATCACCACCTGGCTTTCTAATGTTCTTCGGTAACTCAGCCATCCGTCCTCGTAATAAGCAGCCATACCATAGGAATCATTTTCGCTATGACATAAACCAATTGTTCCTAGTTTAGGGGGTGATTCAACTCCCCACCGATTTAATTCTTCAAAAAAGATACTATAGTCTTTTCTTTTTAATCTTCGATACCAATCACGCTCTCCTTTAGGAAC